AATATAATATATGTTAAGACGGGAACAACAATGCTATGCCAAAGAAAAAATCAGAACACTACGTTAATAATAAACAACTGCTAGAAGCATTAATTGTTTATAGAGAAGGAGTAGCAAATGCAAAAGAAAATGATTTGCCAAAACCACGTATCACAAACTATCTTGGAGAGTGTTTTTTAAAGATTGCAACACACCTTTCATATAAACCAAACTTTGTAAACTATATGTTTAGAGATGATATGATCTCTGATGGTATAGAGAACTGTGTTCAGTATATTCATAACTTTGATCCAGAGAAATCTAGGAATCCATTTGCATACTTTACTCAGATTATTCATTATGCTTTCCTTAGAAGAATACAGAAGGAAAAGAAACAGTTGGATATTAAAACAAAGATAATTGAGAGAACTGGATTTGATGAAGTTATGGTGGTAGATGATACTGCTCTTTCTGGTTCTAGTTCCGATTACAATACTATTAAGGATAACATTGTCTATAAACAAAATAGATGAGAGTTGCAATAATAACAGACACTCACTATGGTGCTAGAAAGGGTTCTAAGCATCTTCATGATTATTTTGAACTATTCTATCGTGATGTCTTCTTTCCGTCTTTAGAAGAGCATAAGATAGATACTGTCATTCATATGGGTGATATATTTGATAGTCGCAAGGCAATAGATTTAAAAAGTTTAGAATGGTCAAAGAGAGTTGTATTTGAACCTCTTAAAAAATATAAAGTCTATGCAATTATTGGTAATCATGATTGTTACTATAAAGATACTAATCATGTAAACTCACCAGAGTTGTTATTACAGAACTATCCTAATATAAAATTATACAATAAAGCAACTGAAATTAAGGTTGGTAATGCAAAGATATTAATGCTTCCTTGGATTAACTCTGAGAACTTTGATGAGACAAAACAGTTAATAGATAAAACCAAAGCAAAGGTTGCTATGGGACACCTTGAGATAAATGGATTCAAGGCAACTCGTGGGCATCTAATGGAAAATGGAATGGATGTAAAGACTTTCAATAAATTTGAGAAAGTTTATTCAGGACATTTCCATACTCGTTCTAGTGATGGTAAAATATATTATTTGGGTAATCCATATGAGATGTTCTGGAATGATGTAAATGATCCTAGAGGATTTCACCTCTTTGATACAGAGACATTAGAACATACTCCAATTAACAATCCATATAAATTATTTTATAACGTTTATTATGATGATACCAATCATAAGTTGTTCAATACTTCTGTATATAAGAATAAAATTGTAAAGGTAATTGTTCGTCAAAAGTCTAAACCAAAAGAGTTTGAAAAATTCATTGATAAACTTTATGCATCAGGTGTACAAGATTTAAAAATAATTGAAAACTTTGATATTCAAGAAAGTGAAGATTTTGAAATAGATGAAGATGAAAATACTCTTTCTATTTTGAATCGATATATTGATGAGTCGGAGTTTGATTTAGATAAGAACATTATCAAAGGTATCTTTAAGGATTTGTATAGACAAGCCTGCGAGGTAGAGTAAATGTTTCTTCTTACACTTAAAGAAAAACGAGATGAAGGTGCTTATGCTGTTGAAGATCAGTTTGGTGAAAAAGTCTTATTTCTTTTTGAACAAGAAGATGATGCTGTTAGGTATGCAATGATGATGCATGATTATAACGATTCTAAAAAAGATCCTTGTAATATAGATGTTATAGAAGTTGATGCAGAGCTTGCAATAAGGACGTGTAGGGTGTATAATTACAAGTATGCGGTGATTACACCTAATGATTTTGTGATACCACCAAAGAATGATAACATTTCAGAAGATTAAGTGGAAGAATTTTCTTTCTACAGGTAATCAGTGGACGGAGATAGATTTTCAAAAACATCATACTAACTTAGTGGTAGGGACAAACGGTGCTGGAAAATCCACTATGTTGGATGCACTTACCTTTGCTTTATTTAATAAACCATTTCGCAAAATTAATAAAGGACAATTAATTAATACTACTAATGAAAGAGATTGTGTAGTAGAGATAGAGTTTGTTGTTAATAATCGTGATTATCTTGTAAGAAGAGGGATAAAACCAAATGTGTTTGATATTGAAGTGAATGGTAATCCACTTCATAAAGAAGCAGATGATCGCACTAATCAAAAAATATTAGAAGAAACTATATTAAAGGTAAATTATAAATCATTTACTCAAATTGTAATCTTGGGTAGTAGCACCTTTGTACCTTTCATGCAGTTGAGTGGTGCTAATCGTAGAGATGTGATTGAAGATCTTTTAGACATTCGTATCTTCTCTGCAATGAATGGTCTTATAAAAGATAACATACGTACTAGAAAGGAGAAGATAAAGTCTTTAGATTTGAAGAAAGATAATCTTAAAGATAAGATGGGAATGCAAGAAAAATTTATTGGGGAGATTGAAAAAAGAGGAAAGGATGATATTAAATCTAGCAAAGGTAAGATTGTCTCCTTGTCACTTGAGTCTGATACGCATATGCAAAAAAACAGTAGCATAGAATTGGATATTTCTGAACTCATAAAGGAGCAAGAAAATGTTACTGGTGCTTCTGAAAAGTTAAAGAAACTAAACAATCTTAAAGGTAAAATCACTCAAAAAGTAGCGACCATTACGAAAGAGCATAAGTTTTTCACAGACAATACTGTATGTCCTACATGTAGTCAAGATATAGAAGAAGAGTTTCGTGTAAATAGAATTACCGACGTTCAAGATAAAGCAAAGGAGCTCAAGAAAGGTTTCACAGATCTGGAAGAGACTATAAAATTAGAATCGGAGAGAGAACGTCACTTTACCAAACTATCAAAGGAGATTACTAAACTCAACCATGACATTTCTCAAAACAATACTCGAATCAGTCTCAACCAAAGACAAATCCGAGATCTTGAAGATGAAGTTCAAACAATTACCGAACGAATTAAAAACAGAAATACTGAGCATGAGAAGCTAGCAGAGTTTAAAGAGAACCTCCAAAAAACAATTGACGACTTATCAGACAGAAGGGAAGAGATTAATCATTACGATTTTGCCTATTCACTGTTAAGGGATGATGGAGTAAAGACAAAAATAATTAAGAAGTATCTACCATTTATTAATCAACAGGTAAATCGTTACCTTCAGTTGATGGATTTCTATATCAATTTTACATTGGATGAAGAGTTCAATGAAACGGTAAAATCACCGATTCACGAAGACTTCTCATATTCCTCATTCAGTGAGGGTGAGAAGATGAGAATTGATTTAGCATTACTCTTTACATGGAGAGAAGTTGCTAGGGTTAAGAACTCTGTAAATACAAATCTTCTTATCATGGATGAGGTATTTGATAGTTCACTTGATGGTTTTGGAACAGAAGAATTTCTTAAGATTATTAGATATATAATAAAGGATGCGAATATTTTCATCATATCCCACAAATCCGATCTGCATGACAAATTTGAAAGTGTCATAACTTTTGATAAAGTTAAAGGATTTTCACGTATGATATCCACAGAAGTCCAAAGTTCATGAATACTCCAAACTGGCAGCATCACTCTAAGAAGGATGCTAAACGAAAACTTAAACCACAAGCACTGCGTTCTGCAAGAGACAGACGCAGACAGTTGATAAACCGTCTACTGAACCCCACCAAGCGTGGGGTTTCGTCGTATAATAGGTTCATAAGCAAAAACATAGATGACAGTTCAACACGAAATCAAATCCCAACTTGCTAAACTTCTAGCAACTGAAGATTTAGTAGTAGAGCATAAGAATGTTGAAACTGCACAGTTCAATGTTCATACTCGTGTTTTACAACTTCCCAATTGGAATACAAGCAATCGTGTTTATGATGCACTAGTATCGCATGAGGTTGGACATGCATTGTTCACACCTGATATAGATCCTCCTAAGGGTATTCCTCACACCTTTATAAACATCACAGAGGATGCAAGGATTGAGAAGTTGATGAAGCGTAAGTATATGGGACTTGCCAAAACCTTTTATAGAGGATATAATGAGCTTGCAGATAATGATTTCTTTGAAATAGATGATAAAGATGTTGATCTTCTTAACCTTGCTGATAGGGTTAATCTATATTTCAAGATTGGTTCGTTCGTTAATATCTCTTTTTCTCCTACTGAAACTCCGATTGTCAAATTAATTAAAGATGCAGAAACATTTGAAGAAGCCGTATCCGCAGCAGAAGCGTTATATAATTTCTGCAAGCAAGCCGAAGAAGAATCAGATAACGAATCTTCTGGACAGAATCAACAAGTATCTATCGAACAACAACCTTCTCCAAGTGGTGGTTCATCTACTGGGGATAGTGACACTGATAGCACTGACGATATTGATTCTCCCATTTCTAACACTGATGGCGATGATACTTTGGAAGGTGGGAACAGTGGTTCTAATAATCCTTTTAGGGGCAGCGATAGTTCTACTCCTTTAGATTTAGAACCAGAAACTCAAACTGTTAATGCGTTAGATAAGAAACTAAGAGAACTTGCTCAGAATAGCAGTTTAGAAAGTGTATATGTTGAAATTCCAAAAGTTAATTTAGATAAAATAATTGTTGATAATAAAATTCTTCATGAAAGAATTAAAACAGAGTGGGAAGATTCACCAACATTAGATTTTGAAGGTTGTGTATCATTTGAGGAAGTTGATTCAAAGTATAGAGAATTTAAGAGAAATGCTCAGAAAGAAGTTAATTACTTAGTTAAAGAGTTTGAGTGTAAGAAATCTGCTGATGCTTATGCTCGTGCTACCACTTCTAAAACTGGTGTGCTGAATACTTCTTTACTTCATACATATAAGTTCAATGAAGATTTATTTAAGAAGATAACAGTTATTCCTGATGGTAAAAGTCATGGATTAGTATTCATTCTTGATTGGAGTGGATCTATGCAAGGTGTGATAGAAGATACTATAAAGCAACTTTATAATCTAATTTGGTTCTGTAAGAAAGTTAATATTCCATTTGAAGTATACGCATTTACTTTCAGCTATCCATTATGGACAGAAGAATATGGTGTTCGTCATTCTGTATATGAGAAGAAGGAAGGAGTTCTTCAAATGGTCGATAATTTTTCATTAATGCAGTTCTTCAATAGTAATGTAAATTCTAAGACTTTAGAAGAGCAAATGCTAAACATTTATCGTATTGCGTATTCATTTAGAAATTACACTCAGTATAAAACTCCACTTGGTTTAGATTTATCTGGAACTCCATTGAATGATACTATAATGGCACTTCATCAAATACTTCCAAGATTTAAAGAAGAGCATAAGTTACAGAAAGTTCAGTGTGTAATACTTACTGATGGTGAAGCAGGGCAACTAACATATCATAAAGAAGTTCAAAGACATTGGGAAGATACCCCATATCTTGGATGCGGATACGTTCATCGCAATACTGTATTAAGAGATCGTAAATTAGGAACTACATATACCTTTAATGTTGAAGGATGGTCACAAATAACAGATGTGTTACTTCATAATCTAAAAGATAAATTTACTGATATGAATTTAATTGGAATTCGTCTTCTTTCTCCAAGAGATGGAAACTCATTTATTCGTAGATATCACTTTACAGAATGTAAAGAGTTTGATAGACTATTAAAGGATTGGAAGAAAGATAAAGCATTTGCTATTAAAGAGTCTGGATATGATACTTATTTTGGATTATCTTCAGCAGCATTAGCAAATGATGATGAGTTTCAAGTTCAAGAAGATGCTACAAAAGCACAAATCAAACGTGCTTTTGTTAAGAGTCTTAAGAATAAGAAAATGAATAAGAAAGTTTTAAGTGAATTTGTTGAATTAGTAGCATGAACATTTTTGTCACCCATCCTGATCCACATGTATCGGCAAAAGCATTGCCTGATAAGCATGTGGTCAAGATGCCATTGGAGACCTGTCAAATGCTCTCTATTGTCTTCTCACACTGGTATTATGACTGGGGTGATGACTTGGTTAAGAAGAAAGATGGAATACCATA